CCGACAGCAGGCCCGAACTGAAGCTGTCCGAGCCCATCAAAGACAAGCCCGCTCAAAAGCCCGCCCCGCCAAAAACTGACTCACAAACAAAGGCCAAGCCGCGCCTTCCCGCAAAGGGCAGATCATGATCACCCTGATCAAAGTATCCATGCCGCTGTTCGGTGGTGATCCTGTCGTCGCCCTCGACCGCAGCTTCTACAAGCGGAAGCTGACCGACCAGCGCAAAGCCATCAGGGCCGCCCTCGACCAGTTCCGCCAACTCGACGCCGCCATCACTCGCAGCATTGAAGCTGGGGTGGAGGAAGCCGCTGAAGACGCCCGCAACGCCGCGCAGATCAGGCGCACGGCATGACCCGCGCTCACAAACCCCGCTCCCTATTCCACTTCTACGCATTCATCGCGACCATCATTGCCGCTGCTGTGCTGATCGCTCTCCCGGCGTTCGGGTAAGCCCCTGCTAGCCCTCCAGCTCAATCCCCCTCTATTCGTCGTAACCCCCAAGGGCGACGGCATAGCAAGGATCATGATCGACTACGGCCCCGACATGAACCCCATGTTCGTGGTCGAACTCAATGAGAGCAGGGACATACTCTGCTTCGACATGATCGACGTGAAGGGCTCGGGCAACCTGGCATGGGGCCTTAGCCACCCAGATCCATTCGAAAGCCGCGCCTGATGGAAATCATCCGCCAAGCCGCCCGCCTGTTCGGACACAAGAACAAGCAGTTCGAGACACTGACCGAGCTGAATACTCAAGGCCACAAGATACGCATCTGGCGCGCGGCAAAGACACTCGAACTCGCCAAGGTATTCGAGCAAGACCAGTTTCAAGAGCAGATGAGCCAGATTGCCAGCAGCGTCCCCCGGGATAAATGGGAGGTCGCCTTCATGCGCCTGCGCAAAGTCTCGTGCGTCACCATCGTAGACGCGAATGGCAACGGCATCGCCTGCTACCCTGATTGGGGGTGACCAAACATGCCAGCACTCGATGACGACAGAGAGGAAGCCCTAGCTCAGGAGCTTGCTAAGGGCCTCGCACAAGGCGCAGCGTACATTAACGCTGGGTTCTCGGCCAAAAACAACAACGTAGCGTCCGTGAACTGTAATCGCCTGCTAAAACGCTCACCGCACATTTCGCAGCGCGTTGGAGAGCTGAAGACGCTGGCCCGAACCGAGGTTCTGGAAGGCGAGTTCAAGGCGGACGTTTCCACGCTGACTAAGATGCTTCTGGAGGATCGCAACTTCGCAACCGAAGTGCGCAGCGCCTCCGCTCGAACCACTGCGACCATGGGGCTGATGAAGCTGCATGGCCTAGGCTCCGAAACGACAAAGCATCAGGGCGACCCTGAGAACCCAATCCATCATGCCATCACCCGCATTGAGCTTGTCGCGCCGGAAGTCCCCGCCTCCGGGAACACTAAGGCTTGAGCTTCCCCCAAAGCTGATCCCGGTTTTCGCCGCGCCCGGTAAGCGCTTTCGTGGCGCGAAGGGCGGCAGGGGCTCGGCCAAGACGCGCAGCTTCGCCAAGATGGCGGCGGTTCGTGGGGCGATGGCTGCTGCCGAAGGCAAGCGCGGGATTATCCTGTGCGCCCGGGAGTTCATGAACTCGCTGGATGATTCCAGCTTTGCGGAGGTTGTGGCTGCTATCGAGAGCGAGCCTTGGCTGAAGGCAAACTATGAGATCGGCCGGAACTTCATCCGCACGATAGACGGACGGGTTGAGTTCGTCTTCATCGGCCTGCGGCACAATCTGGACTCGCTGAAGTCCAAGGCTCTGATCCTGCTGTGCTGGATCGATGAGGCGGAAAGGGTTTCCGAGGCGGCCTGGGTCAAGCTGATCCCGACTGTCCGCGAAGTGGATTCTGAAATCTGGGTGACGTGGAACCCCGAGCGCAAAGGGAGCGCAACGGACAAGAGGTTCTGCGGCCAGCTGGACGATGACATGGTTATCGTGGACCTGAACTGGCGCGATAATCCTTGGTTCCCCGCCGTTTTGGAGGCGGAGCGCCAGCGCGATCTGAGGGACAGGCCCGAGGAATACGACCATATCTGGGAAGGCGGCTATGCGACGGCGCACAAGGGTGCTTACTTCGCCAAGCACCTGACGCGGGCAAAGGCCGAAGGGCGCATCTGCCGCCTCGCGCTAGACCCGATGATGTCGGTTCTGAGCTATCACGACTTGGCCGGCGCATCTGACAAGGCCGACGCTTACGTGATCTGGGTTTGTCAGTTCATTGGCCGGGAAATCCGGGTGCTCGATCACTACGAGACGGCGGGCCAGAGCCCGCACATGCACACGAACTGGTTGAAGGACTGGTGCAAAGCGCGCGACGTGAAGCGCTGCATCGTGAAGCTTCCCCATGACGGAGCGCAGATCAAGATCGACAGCAAGTGGGAAGACTACTGGAACCGGGCCTCTGACGATGTGGTCAGGTTCGACGTGTCAAGTATTCCCAACCAGGGCAGGGGAGCGGCGATGAAACGTGTTGCCGTGACCCGAGAGCAGTTTCCGAAGCTCTGGTTCAACGATGGTCCAACCGAAGCGGGCAGGCAGGCATTGGGCTTTTACCACGAGAAGTGGGACGATGAGCGTCAGATCGGCCTTGGGCCTGATCATGACTGGTCGTCGCACAGTGCGGATGCGTTTGGCCTGATGTGCTGCGACTACGCGGAGCCTGCCGTGAAACGTGATGGGCTGACACGCACCAAGCACCGGAGCCCCTGGGCGCTGTGAGCACCTTCATCCCCCCTCAACCCAACGGCATGGCCCAGCCACAGCCGCCGATGCCGCCTGCGCAGATGCAGCCGCAGGCCCCGGCGCCGATGATGCTCCCGCCCGAGCCTGACCCGCGCGCATGGGCAAAGGCATGGAAGCGTCCCGAGGAATGGACAGACGACTATCTGCTGACCAAGTTCACCGGCTGGGACAAGACCGACAACGCGCACTGGAAGGACTGGAAGGACGAGGCCAAGGTCAACTACGACATGGTGGCTGGCCGCCAGCTTCCAGACGAGGCCAAAGCGGCAAACGAGGAAGCCGGGCTGGTCTCCATCACGATCAACAAGATCGATGCAACGGTTTCGGCTGTCTCCGGATCGGAGATGACCAACCAGCAGGAGACCAAGTTCTATCCGCGCGAGACATCGACACGCGGACCTGACGGACGGCTTCAGGATGTTGCCGTCAACGAGCTTCTGACGGGCGCTGCGGATTACGTCCGTGAGGAAAGCGACCAGTCAGACGAGGAATCCGAGGCGTTCCGCGACACGCTGATCTGCGGTCTTGGCGTCACCGAAGGCCGGATGGACTATGATCTCGACCCCGATGGCATGGCGGTTGTTGAGCGCTGCGATCCTATCGAGTTCCGCATTCAGGCTGGAGCCCAGCGCCCGAACGCTGCGGACGCTACAAGGATCACCCGCGAAAAGCCTTTCTCGAAGGAAGACGCCAAGAGCCGCTTCGGTGTTGAAGAAGGCGGCAAGCAGCCCAGCTGGCAGAAGGGCAAGCACGACAACAATCCGGGTCAGGCATACAAGGGCGGCGGGACGGAAGAAACGTCGAACGCCGATGACGTGTGGATCTGCGAATACCAGTGGTGGGAGCTGGAAAAGCTCCACAAGGTCCAGAACCCGCTCAACGGCCAGATCGAGGAACTGACCGAGGCCGAGTTCGCGCAGATCATCCAGCTGATGCCTGAGCTTGAGGTAAACAGCGCCTCGTTCCGTGTGCGCCGCTATTACCGCGCATTCCGTTGTGGCGATCAAATCCTAGAAGTGACCCCGCTTCCGGACGAGGAGTTCACCTACAAGTTCATCACGGGCAAGTTCGACCGGAACAAGAAGGTCTGGTACGGCCTTGTCCGCGCGATGGTTGATCCCCAGCGCCTTCTCAACAAGCAGATCAGCCAGACCCAGCGCATCGTGGACACGAACGCCAAGGGCGGGTTGCTTGCCGAGGTCGATGCATTCGAAGACCCGCAGGAAGCGGAGGCCAACTGGGCGGCGTCTGACACGATTGTCTGGACGAAGGCTGGCAAGCTTCAGTCTGGCGCGGTCATCCCCAAGCCGATTGCTCCGACCCCGGCAGGCATCGACAAGCTTCTGATGATTGCCGAGGCGGCTATCCCCGGAACATCTGGCGTCAACGCCGAGATGATGGGGATTGTGGATCGCCAGCAGGCAGGCGTTGTCGATGTGGCGCGCAAGGAAGCGGCCTATGGCGTGCTGCAGGCGTTCTTCCGTGGCCTGAAGCGCTATCGCAAGCAGCGCGGCCGGCACACGCTGAAGCTGATCACGCGCTACATGTCCGATCAGCGGCTGATCCGCATCAACGGACGGAATGGGAGCATCCAGTATCTCCCGCTGGTCAGGCAGCCCAGCACTGCGAAGTTTGACGTCATCGTGGACGACTCTCCGACTGGTCC